CATTTGTAGAAAATCTTAAAGGGTGACCAGAGTTTGATGCGTCTGATTGATCAAACCTGTATGTTCTACCCGGTTGAAGATGTAAGTAAGGACTTACTGATCCTTCAAAATAATATTTATTACCAGTTCCATACTCATTAGTACCGCTTGCTACAGTGACTGTAATATCATGCCTGATTGCAAGCTTGGTCGCTATGTTAGCAGTTACTGTGTTAGCAAAATCAGAATCATCGTTTAATGCAGCTGCAAGTTCGTCAAGTGTGTTAAGTTGCCCCGGTGCGCCATTAACAAGAGAATTTATTGCTGAGTCGATCATTGGATTGACTAGTGTTTCTACTCTTGTATTTGTATAGTATAAATTAGAACCTTCAGCTAGATCCGTTGTTGATTTAGTTGCTAATCTAACATCAAACGCTGAATCATCTCTTGCGAGTGTATAGTATAAATTAGAACCTTCGGTGATATGATCTGTAGTTTCTGGTATTGTTATAACACCAGTTGCAGAATCATAGTGTCTTGCTCCAGAATGTATAGAAAAAGCAGATCTTGCTCTAGTATTTGAAAAATACGGAAAATTAGTATGTTCTGCGAGATCTGCGGTTGTCATAGCAGACAGGTCAATCTTTACAGGGTTACCTCCTGCATTGACAAAAGTTGGCGAGCCACCAGAATCTTTAAGTGTTACATTTCCAAGAATAAGTGAGCTACCAGAAAGATATAGGTCTTTCCATTTTTTTGATGCTGAACCAAGATCACGACCCTCATCGGAATCTGGTATTAGGTTTCCTTCCCCGGCAGCGAGCTTGGAAAATAAACTGGCCTTTGACATACTTTTACTTTTCCTTTATTACATCAGTATTTATTACTAGTTGTCTACTTTCGCTCCGCCTCTCCATTGATAACACGACCAATATCTTGCTTTCCACTTCGGCCCAGGGTTGTCACAGTTATGTCTGGCACGGAAGGAAGCCCTACGCTTTGGATCATCTCGTTTGATTTCCATGTTGGGGTCGCCAAAGCGAACCACAACAACGTTGCCATTAGGACCCTTTGTATAAACTTTAAACTTCTTGTTTGGATTCTCAGAAGTTCTAATCGGATCATTTAATTTAACTTTCTTACCCTGATACTCGGCTTCAGTTATTTCTAAATCTTCATAAAGATTACAATCTTCACAATAGTTGTCGATGTCTACGAACTTATTAAACGTCTTCATTTTTTCCACCATCTTTCGCAGAAAGGTAAGCCGCAATTGCCATATCTCTGCGCTCTTTTGCGGTTTTACCTTTAAACTGTGGTGCATCAGACTGTTTAAAATCATCTATCCAAGCACCCATACCATCAGAAACTTTTAGCTTTTCGTTAGTAGGTTTCTTTTTAAATGTTTGAAGACCACCTTTATTTGCAGCAGCGTCACTTCTATCCGGCTTTGTGCCGCCTTGCGCTTGAGCAATACGCTTCATTGCACCTTCTTCTACTTCTTCTTTACTGGACTTGAGAGCCATTACATTTGATTTGTTTTGTATATCTCTCAGCCTGTTCATAGTTGATTTACCTCTACGTACAACACCTGGCTTTAGTTTTCCATCACGATCTCTATCTTTTTTCTCTTTGTCCATTCTCATTTTTTGCAAAGGGGACATCATTCTTTTAGCTTGGCCCTGTGGTTCACTATAAGCTTCTTTGATATGTTTCTGCATGACCGATTGAATCTTTTCGCGAGGTTCTGTATCCAATTCATCAACAAACTTATCAAGCTGTTTCTTTTGGTTTCTTTTCATCATCATAGCAGCTTTAATAAAGTCATTTTTATCTATTCCGCCAGACTTACGTGCATAGGTTTCCAACTCTTTTGCTGCTGATGCCATGTTACCTTCATTAACTACGGCTTCATTTGGATTTTCATCACCGGGTTCTTCATCAGTATCTTTTGCTATCATATAGTCACGAACGGTATCGAGGTAATCCATCGCTTTAGTGATCTTGTTCTGACACCATTCTGGAAGATTTTCATCATCTTCAAGAAGATCATGAAGCTCTTCAGCAGCATCTGCAATTGTTACGAGCTGAGTCTTAGCCATGTCGCCTTCATAGTCATATTCTTTCGAATCAACTGCTTCTGAAATGTAGATATCATCGAATTCTTGTTTCATTTTTTACCTCTTACTTTATCGGCCAGATCTTTGTCTGCTTTGCCCCATGTGCCTGATGATTTAGTGACGAATGAATTAACTCTGGCATGTCCCCATTGTTCAGGAGTAGTACCGGGTCTATGACCAGTTCTCCAAGCAGCAACTCCACGATTATAGACTTGTCTTAGCACACCAAGAGGCATACCAGACTTTTCTGCTTTTTTCTTAAGAGCTGCGGTAGCGTCTTCTTCGATATTATGCTGCTTGAATGTTTTCATGGCTTTTGTTTCTTTTAAATTGGGTGATGTTTAAATGCTTCTCTTGAAGCTTCATTGGCTTGATTTGAACCATGATCATATTCTTCATGATTTTCAAGATTGTTAGGATGAGTATTTTTACCATAATGCCTTGTTGAAATTTTGGCATGGTATTGGTGATGGTCCGCTGCTTCTTCATGAGCTTCTGCAGCTTCATGATTTCCATTTGCTCTATGAATTGTTGCATGCGCATGGTGTAAATTACCTAACTCTGTATGAGCGTGATGGACTTTTGCAAGATCATGATCACTTGTATCTATAGCATGGTGGCCAGCGTTTTCCTGATATTTCATAGCAACACGATCAATAGTTTTCATGTGTTGATGAGCTGCAGCACTTGCAGATTTCACAGATCCCTTCGCCTCGCTTATACTTTTTTGTCTAAACTCTTTATTAGGTTTTATCAATTCTTCTTTTAATTCAAAAAATGTTTTGCTCATGGCTTTGTACTCCTGTTCTTCGTTCTAGCCTTTGCCAACCTTGCTCTATCTAACATGCGATCATGCTTCAACGCGTCAGATTCTTTTTCTCTGTCTATTCTTGCTTGCGCAATTTTTATGGCATCTTCACCATACATTTGTCTAAATTTTATGGTATGCTTGCTCAATTTAGTTTTAGCCCCATGATCACCGGGTGCTTTCTTATATGCTGCTGGATTGTCATCATCCATCTCCGCACCTTTCTTAAAGTGTCTATCTCTAGCAACTTTTGTAGACTTAGACATCTCTTTACCAGATGCATCTTTACCGTGATATGCTTTTGGTTGAGTACCTTTACGATCTTTAATATCGGGATCTTGAGGCGATGTAGTTTTTTCTACAGTTTGACCAGGAGTCATCTCTCTTGCTTTTTTATTTGAAGCATCTGTTCCCCAGTCTGGACGATCATCATACATTGAGTCTTGACTCTTTGACTTATACATCTTTACTGAATCAAGCCATTTTCTCATTGCAGAACCATCTTCTCTTTCAACGATAAGATAGTTTGGTCCTTTATATATTACAACAGCGTGTTCTCCAGATTCTTTAACTTCAACTATATCCCCTTCATTAAAAATCTCACCATTAACATATTTTTCTCTTATATCGGAGACTGGAGCTAGCTGAACATCCTGTCTAAATATCTTTTCTTCTTTCAATCCCATGCCTTTTCTCACAGCATTAAATAAAGCTTTGGCATCAGCGTTACTCATCTTGGGAGGTAAACCCTGAGAAAACTTTGTAAAATTATTATCACTTGCATACTTACGTTGTTTTGTACCGGAAGCACCCTCTGCTCCTGCCGCATCTGGATCTCTTTGACCTGCACTTACTAGTTTGATTCCATCTTGAAAATTAAAGAAACCATGAGCTCCTTTTTTGCCATTATATGCATTGAGTCTTATATTATATTGGTCGACCCTATCGTCACCAGCAACCATGACAATCTTACGATATCCTTTATCATAAAGATCTGACAAAGCAAAAAATGGAGTTTTGACTTTGTTGTTCAAAATGACTTGTCTGGCATGTTTTGGAAACATTTTACGAATCATTTTAATCTTAGAGTTATACTCTAATGGATTATCTTTCTTATCGTTTGATTGTGAAAGATAAATGAAATACGGGTTACGGCCTGCAATTGAAGCTAGCTTATCCATCAACTTACCATGACCGATTGTAGGAGGATTCATACGGCCAAACGCAAAATACGCTACCTTTTCCTCTTCAACTAAAAATCTAGAAAAAGAATTAATCATTTAGAAAGTCCACCTCTTTTTCTTTCCATCTCAGCTTTTCTTATTTTAGGAAACATTTTCCTAGCAAGACGATCGATTCGAGTTTTCATTGCGGGAGTATCGAGTCTTTTTTCGATTTCTTGCTTTCTTGCAACAGTCAGTTCTGAACGTGGAATATCTTTTGTAAGTTTTAACAGAACTTTATTACGTGCTGCTCTTCTTGCACGCTTCATTAGAACTTCTTTACTCGCAAGACGACGAGCTGCTCTCTTACGTCCAAGAGCAATTTTAGCTCTATTTTTCTTGAAGTCTCTTGCTTTCTTAAGACGTTGCGCCATCGATAGAGCTTCAGTCTCTACACCTTCAGCTGCAACTCTTCTTTTTCTGTGACGTCTATACTTAATTTCTTCAGGTTCGCCTGGAGCGTAATCGACGACAATCATGTCCTTAAATTTTAGCATCTAATTTCTTCCCGGTTTATCCCATCCTTTTAAAACGTTTGGCGAAAAGTTGTTGTATGAAAATTCTAATCTATCAACAATCTTTACCGCGTCACCACCTAGTTTATCAATTGCTACATAACCTTCATGACCAGTAGTCTTGAATCCTTTATTTGTTTTAACAAATGTATCAATATTTTGTATTCTATTTAGTATATTTATAAGTTTTATCTTTACAAGCACGATTAGTTTTTGAAGCTCGAAGATCTTAACGATGCTAGCTTTGTTTTCAGGTGAGAAAAATTTTAAGGTTTCCTCTTTCTTTTTAAGCTGCGCATCTTTACCGCGTTCCGACTTGCGTTTGAGGATCTCTTTGTCGTATCTGTCGCTGATCCATTTGATGAGGTTGTCGGCATGTCTTCTAGGGTCTTTAATAATTTCGCCTTTCCTGACATAAGTGTTGTTGAACTGTTCGATTGTTTGTGCGAAATCTTTATTTGCTTCAATTTGTCGAAGGGTGTTGCCAGATATTTGGTTAAAGATTTTCCCAATCTCTGAAAGACGTTCATTGACTTCCTCCGTTTCTTTTTTTGACATTGTGACATTTGTCATATCTCTAAGCATAGCGTCCTGCGACCAAACATTTCTCGACTTTTTAAACTTTGAAACATCTACACCATACGAAGCTCTCATACTTTCAAAAGAGTTGCCTGTATAAGTCGTATGCCAAACGATTCCAATTCTAGTATTTTTAATTTCAGAAGCAGAAGCACTATCGGCTGGCACTGCATACACAATAGTATTAGGGTGAAACGTTAAATATTTTTTCCCTTTTATCACTTGAGAAGATACGTCACCAGGTCCGAACAAAAAGTCTCCTTGAACAACTCCTTTGATTCCGAGATCGGGCAAGTATTTGAGTGCATCTTTGAGCTTAGTAGCAAGATCACCAGAAGTATCAGCATCAACGTCAGCTGGAGATTTATAGACCTTAGGATTTTTGTTGAAAATGCCTTTCTTGGCAACAAAAAATTTATTATCACTCGGATCAATACCAGCAAAAACAGCAGGAGCACCATCCCATTTAACACTTACGTTTCCTTCCTTAGTACCACCGAGCATATCTCTTAAATCTCTAAGAGCAAATATTGCCTCTCTTGTTCCTTTCACGCCACCATAAAGAACTCTATCTTCAATATGGGTCATGTGAGTATTTTTATTTTCATTTATATGTGCTTTAAAATTTTGCATGTTTTATACTACCTAGCTTGGATTATCCACTAAAATCATTGTAAA